TTTGTCGTGCCTAGCCCAACCCTCGGGCTAGGAGGCCACGCCCGACCGCGACAGCCGGAAATAGGGGTTTACCTATCAAATGTTTTGTTTTCATTGCTTCAAAATGTAAGTATTATTAATAAAAAGGAGTTCCGCCGTTGTATGGCACGGATAAATAGACGTGTTCAAGGTGCTACACGCAACACAATATCGGTTACACTACCGCATGATTGCATCATCATCTTGAATAGAGCAATGAATAGGTACGGAAACAATAGATCGTTAGCGGTGGAATACATCATTAAGGACTGGGAACGAGCAAGACAGGCAGAAAGGGAGGCTAGAAAATGAAGAAGTTTGAAGGGTGGAGGACTGCCGAACTACAATTCGTAGCTAGTATGCTTGCAGCACGAGAGATGGAACACATGCAACAACTCCCGCATGTATTATATGCAGAACTAATCAGAGAGATTAGAAACCGTAGAGTCGATGAAGAGTTATTCCAAATGAAACTCAAAGGGATCGAAGAAGAATAGTTATTGTTGCCAACCTGTTCGTATACCCAAAGGATTTAATCGGCCCCTAATTGTAGGACTAGGGCTTACTACTTCATTGGCAAAAGAAGTAACACTAGTGGAAGCTGCCGCTTTTAGTTGGGTAGGGCTAAGGTCTAACCCCCCCTCATAATAATCTAAAGGATCCATAACCGTAGCAAGAGTTCCAACAATTGCGATTGCTGCAACATAACCAACACCCCCCCCAACGGTAGCCCTGATTCCTACATTCCGTGCAATTTTAGCACCTAGGGCTGCTCCCATAGTTTCGTGGCCTAAAGGCAATCCCGCAGTATAAGCACTATACAATAACCATGCTTTCCACAGAGGCATATAGACTTGTGGCAGTTCCTGTATAGTATTTTCTACCACAGGAGGAGTAGGGACTGGCGTATTAATCGCATTTGTATATTTAACACCGGGAAGATAATTCAACCAAGTTAATTCCAATTTCTTTTTTTTCTTAGCCATCAAACATTCCTACCAGCATCTTGAGTATATGCTCGGCGGAGTCTTTCGATGTAAACAAGATCCTTTTCTTTTGCAGTAATTGCCTGAACCGCCAAATTATTTTCAAAGAAAGTAAAAAGCGCACTACCTATCGTTCCTAAAAGATAAATCTTAGTCCAATGTAAACGATCTGCTGCTGATGCGTTACCACTTCCGAAAGTTGAATGTTTCGTGGTGACTGCAGTTGCCGGAACATTTGCATTGAAGGCGTGCGTTTTCACTTCCCCAAAGACGACTTCTTGTAAATCAACTGTTTGAGATAACCAACCCGGGGGCGATTGGAATAAAGAACCTAATTCATCATCCCTTATTCTACGGGTAGTAATCAAATCATATTCCCATACAATAGGCAAAGCAGTCGCATCAAATCCAGTGGGGTCTTTATCTCTTTGAATATCAACTCCGCTAACAAATGTTGTTAATTCATCTAACGTATATCCTGCGAGATCAATATATTGTCTATTTACACAGCCAACAAAGTTTCCATGATCTTGAGCTATATATTCCCAACCCTCCCCATTAATTGTAACTGTAGTAATACTCCCGGCATCGATGAGGACTGTAGAATAACCGCCGGCCATTTGTTTATACAGTTGTCTTGGTGTACTATCTTCCATCTTAATCACTTCTTTGCTTCTTTGTGTGCTGCTTTCTGTGCTAACTTAAATCCGTTCTTCTTCCAGGATCCGTTCTTCTTTTTGTAACGCTTAGCAACTTTCTTGAATGCTCGACCGTACTTCTTAGAATAAGCAGAGGCTTTTCTAGTTACTTTCTTTGCTACTTTTGCCTCTGCTTGAACTATATTAGTTTGTAAATCAATAACAGGGTCAGCAACAGATTGATACTTCTTAGGTAACAATTGCTTCACGGATCTAATTAGATTTAGATTTGCAAGAGTCATCGCTTCAGCAGATTCAATAGCCGCTATCGCTGCCTCTTCAGCACTCACTTAACCACCTCAGTTATCGGCGGCAGTACTCTGAATTGCGACCGCCATCCAATCTTTGGTGGATAGTTTAACTACTCTACAACGTACTCTTGCAGTGATGTAAACAGCATTTACGGCTTGAACGGCAGCTACATCATTACCACCAGTAAGGTATAGTTGGTCATTAACGCAGATGAACATATCACTTAGACCACTAGGACCGAAGTTATCGGGGTAAAGGTCAGCGGTATGAGTTCCAATGTTGTTAGTATTATCGATCGAGATAGAACCGGATGCAACTAGTGACTGATCATCAGCCCGAACAAATGCAGTTCCCGGGTTCAAATCAGTAAGTTGTGCTGACACTGATCCATTACCTGCTAAGAAAGAGTTGGCAGATTGCGAATAAATATCGTCACCTACTTGGTAAATGAAATCCACCTGGTCAATTGCTATTGCTTGACCAGTTGGTACATTTACATAAGCACTTAGATCTAAAGTGCCTGTTACTCTCGTTGCCGCTCCTGCAGGGTTATTCACTGGTAGCGTTACCGTTTCATTCAGGTAAAAACTGCCTGTCTTTGCTGTTGCCATAGGGTCGGGGCTACCGCTACGGTCTATAAAGGTTATATTTTGGGAACTTTTTCTATCAACCGCTCTTATCTTTGTGAGCGTAGCGAACCCAGTAGCCTATTTGTCGTGCCTAGCCCAACCCTCGGGCTAGGAGGCCACGCCCGACCGCGACAGCCGGAAATAGGGGTTTACCTATCAAATGTTTTGTTTTCATTGCTTCAAAATGTAAGTATTATTAATAAAAAGG